CTTGAAGAATAGACCCTGTTGGTTGAACAGCACTTGTCGGGGTTATAACATTTGTTGTGCCATTAAGTGTAATTGCCATAGTTATACCACCGTGAATACTGACCCACTAGGGATCGTTAATGTGTAGCTTCCTGTTGAAAACGGTCCAGCTACGAGAGCGTTGTTGTTAGTTCCTATTGTTTTGTTTGCTGATAGAGCATTAGCGTGTTCAAATATCTCAAAGCTAGGTGTATGTGCATCAACATATGATTTAACTGATTGTTGACTTGGTACCTTAGTAGCCGAGTTGGTTGCCATATTATCTTCATCTAGAAGATCAGAAGATATAGCATAGTTATTAGCAGATGCTGCAATAGCATTTAATTTAGTATGATCTGCGTCAGTAAACACGTTACTGTCAGATGCAGCTTCAACAGCTGTCCTAACTTCTGCGTTAGATAATTGAGTATTAGTATCTGTAGTCTGAGCAACCCAAGCTAGATTTCCACTACCGTCAGTCTTTAGAACTTGGTTAGCAGATCCATCATCATCAGGAAGAGTTAGTGTATAACTTGCTGATGCACTATGAGCTGGTCCTTTTATTTTTACACCGTGACTATTATTCTCACAATTGAGTTGGATAGTACCAGGGTTGGTATTACCTTTAACTTCAACTACACCAGTTCCATTAGGTGTAAGTTTGATATTACCGTTAGTTGTACTGGTATTTATTTCCTGTGCTTGTACATCTAATGCTCCACCTAGTTGTGGACTTGTATCATCAACTATATCAGAGACACCACCTGTTGCAGTAGCCCACTCCATACCATTAGAAGTGTACTTAAGATACTTATCAGTACCAGAAGGTGCATTATGAATATCTAACTTAGCTTCTGTAACAGAGTCATCATTAATTGTATGTGATCCAGATCCTTTCATCCAGATAATATAATCAGGATGTGCTGTTAAGTTAGCCCCGAAATGAATACTAGACCCATCAATACAGAATCCATCATTAGATCCTATTGATGTACCAGTATTAGGTTCCTGTAAGACACCAGCTATACTAATAAGCATTGCAGCTGCTTGGTCAGGAGACACAGCTGTTGTTGTGCCTTTAGTAACTAACTCATAATCAGCTGAACCTGCAGAGAATGCTCCACTAGCATTGTTATGTGCTTTAAGTTCTAAGTATTGATAGTCAGTTGTAATAGGTGAACCACCACTACCAGAAATGGTAATAGTTTTAGTTGTTCCAGTACCACTAGCTGTTACTCCAGCACCTACAAAGTTAATTGTAGAAGCTGCAGTAGATAAAGCAGAACCTTCATCTTGTATGGTAATTGCAGTACCACCGCCACCACCACCACCACTAGCTGCTGCCCATGTAAGACCACCTGATGCACTTGATTTAGCTGTTAATACATAATCATTAGTAGGACTATTATCAACTTTTAAATTAGCTTCATCAATTACATTATCTGCAACAACTTGTGCTCCATCAGCTGTTGATGTAACCTCACCACTATGGTTAGGGTGTACGTAATTGTTAGCTGAAGCTGCTATAGCGTTAAGTTTGGTATGATCAGCATCAGTAAATACGTTACTATCAGAAGCTGATTCTACTAATGTTCTTATTTCAGCGGCTGTTTGATCTGCTGTAGCACTAGCTTCTATAGCATTTAATTTACTATGGTCAGCATCTGTAAATACATTAGAGTCAGAAGCAGCCTCTACAGCGGCTCTTATCTCAGCATTAGATTGATCTGCTGTAGCTCCTGCTTCTATAGCATCTAACTTTGCTTGATTAGCTGCTGATATAGCACCTGGAGCTGAACCTGTAGCTGCTGCTAGTTTAGATCCATCAATTGCTGCAGATGAAGATATATCAGCATTAGTAATAGTACCATCTACTATCTTAGATGTGTCTACTGAGTTAGCTGCTAAATGAATTAAATCAACAGAACCATCAACGTATTGATCACTGTCAACTGAGTTAGCTGACATATGTTCTAAGTCAATAGAACCTGCAGCATAATGTTGTGAATCTATAGAATCATCAGCTATCTTTGTACCATCTATAGCTTGAGGTTCTACATCAAATGTCTGGATAAACTGATCATCTTTTTCTTCTAAAGCTCGTAAAACTTGCTTCTGATTATCATTCAGATCATCTTGTTTTATAGCAGAACCTGCCTGATATGTAGCTTGAGCTTCTACATCTGATCCAGCATTATTTAATATTTTTGTATCTCTATAGATACGAATTACACTGCCATTAGCAGGTACGTTACCTGAAGTCCAAGTAACAGTACCTCCATTAACTGTATAATTAGTTATATTATAATGAGTAGTAGCTGTCTTTAGGACATTACCAACTCTTACTTTTATTTCATCAGAAGTGAAGCTTGGTATGGAAAAAGCTCTTGAAGTAGCACCCCCACTCTGAGTATGTTGATCGAAAGTTGCCATTTTTTATTTATACATTGCTAGTAATTGTTGGAAACTGGGGGTGGTTGTTACTCCTTTGAATTTTCTTTGTTGTTTCTTTGCTAACTGTTCTTGTTGTAGAGCACTAACTTCTGTTCTACGCATAGCTCTTTCCCAAGCTATTTTCTTCTTCTTCTCCGACATCATTCGGATTACTTTATTATGATAGTAATCTCTTGGCTCATAGTCTCCTCTGTAACCACTCGACATATCATTATCCATTTGCTCTATAGAATCAAGTATATCCTTTCTTGTCGCTAATCTATTAAGATCAGCTTCAAAGTTTAATTTACCGAATTCTTCTTGGAATATAGATCTGATACGTGGATGTTTAGTTAGATTTGTACCATCTGGTGCAGTATAAGTAAGGAAACGTAAATCAAATTTACCATTAATAATAAGCTGTCTACCTGGACTATAATCTAAATTAAAGTCAACAGGTATAAATGATTTACCTATTCTAGTTAAGAAGTCAAAATCTTTAACTGGTTTACCATTTAATACATCATATTTAATTGCTAATGGTTCTTTTGCTATATTTTCAGTAAGTAAGTTTCTATTTCTTATAGCATCAAATACACTAGAACCTAGTTCACGAGTATGAGGAGTAAATATTTTACCCATCTCATTCCTTAAACTAGATAAAGGTACTTGGTTATTAAGTAAAGAACTACCAACCCTACCCCAACTTCCTGGTTTTCCACCGAAAGCATCTACCCACATCTGCATACCTTGTAAGTAAGACTTACTTGCTATACCTTGAGCAACTATTAGGGATATTTTCTGAAGTTGATCTTCTGTCCACTCTTCACCCATTAACTGACTAGCATCACCTACATCAGCAATGAGAGACCATGTTTGGTTAAATGGTTCAATAGAATCATAACTAACCCATACATCTCCAAACTTAATTGATCTAGGTTTCCATCCAAGATCTAACCATAACTGTCTAGTTTGTCTGTCAACTGGACCATTACCAGTTAAATTACCAGACATCCAAGACCAAGAAGCAATACCTACTAGAGATGTACCCATAGCAAATCGGCCTGTTTGTAGTGCTCTAGCGTTAGCTAATTCTTCTACACTTGTTATACCATATGCTGCTACAGTACTTAGATCTTTTGGATTAGCAAAAGCTATATCATTGAATTCTTTAACTAGGAAGTTAAATCCAGGTGTATGTTTAGCAGTCAAAGCAAGTCCATTAACACCAGTTCTAGCGAATAGGAAGAATGGTTTAGCCCACGGATTAGCTGTAAATACATCGTTTAATCCTTTAGAGAATCCAGTTAGTTCTTGTGTAAGAGTTACTTCTTTAGCTGCGTACTTGGTAGCTTCATCTATAATATTTCCGTCAGCATCAAATATTTGTCTATAGAAATCATCTTCAAATACACTAAGTAATGCAGGATTGATATCAGATATTAATCCCTTACTTTGAGCATCCATAGCTGATCTCATAGCTTTCTCTCTCATCTTAGATCTACCTAAGATATGTCTAAAAGCATCATCAGTAGCTGCCATTAGTTTAGTAGAGTAAGTTAGCCAGCTATTGTTATTCCAGTTTCTAGCTTGGTTAGCCATAGCAAACATAGCTCTTTCACCTGGAGTAGCTCTTCCACTATCTTCTGCCCAACGTCTAAGTAGTTCCCAGTTCTCATCACCTTTAGTAAATTCAGAGAATCTAGTCTTCATGCTAGATACATCACCACTCCAATAAGAGTTTAGTTTAGTTTTAAAGATTTCAAAGCTTTCAGGTATAGCTTGCATCATTGCATTCATTGAAGCTAAACCAGACCTCATAGTTGCTTGATCTCCTCTTACAGTAGCTCCGATAACAGTAGATATTGGACGTAAAAATGTAGCTGTACTTGTACCCATAACAGCTCTCAAAGCTGTTTTAGGACCACTAAGTACACTATGAACCATCATACCTTCCATCTCTCTAATCAAAGCACCAGTCCTATCAGGACCGCCTGGCTCTAATTGACCACCTGTAATCATCTTTCTACAGAAAGCATCAAAATCATCTAAGTTATTAACTGTTTTCATAGCAGAGAATAACTCAAAGGTAGCTAATAGTAGATCATCATTCTTATCATCTTTAGATATCTGTAAGACACTTAGAATAGCATCCTTAGTATCTTTCATATCTGCTTTAACAGCATCTTCTATAGCTTGTTTTCTACCTATTTTACCTGCACCTATACTTCTGAATGAATCAGAAGACCATGCTCTAGCTCTCTTAATCTCAGTCATAGCAGTCATCATGGTATCAAATACCTGCTGCAATGGACCATCTTGTTCTATTACATTAACATAATCTGTTAGTTCTCTACCAGCTATACCATTATCTCTTAACTGTTTAAGTAAAGAACCAACTACTAAATCACCAGCTACTATATTCTTAGTAGTCCATGTCTCAATAGTCTCAACTACATTACCAGCATCATCAGTTATATCATACTTAATAGCAGATTTATACATTTCATCTAGATAATCTTCAGCTGCCATATCTGCTGCTTCTCTACCTAATGTCATACGTTGATGGGTTGCTACTGCATCTCCATAAACATCCATTAAGGTTTGTCTACCAGCTCTTATGTCAGCTAATTCACTTTGGAATTTATTATCACTCATTAAGCCTCTAAGGACTCCATCTACTATTTCTTCTGTCATCTCTCCTGTTTCTGCAACACGTTCTCTTTGTACTGGTGTTGTTACAGAACCTGTTGAACCATCTTCAGCATCCCATTCTGTTCTTGTTCTCTTTAGTTGCTCTCTAGCTTTACCTGGAGATACTTCAGATTGGTGTGCTCCTTGATGTGGAGACGCTATGTTTTTATTTTTACTAGCACCAAACTCATTCTTTCTTAGTTCTCTAAGACCTTTCTTTAAAGTCTGGTAATCAATACTAGCTTTTCTATTATCTACTTGATTTCTAACTGCACCACTACCTCTACCTAGTAGCATTGTAGCACCGTCAAATACCATACCAATACCCATACCTTCTACAATATTCTTGAACTTCATCCACATAGGATGATCTGTATCTTTTGTAGATAATGGAGTATCCATCCAGCCATGTCTATCTCTCATCATACCAAGAGCATTATGACCATCAGTTTCTTTTGATAGTATATCAGCCATGGCACCAATGCCAGCAGCTCTGAGGAGACTATACCCAGCTACACCTGTTAAGGAAGCTGGAGCTGATACACCTGCTGCACTTGCTGCTGCAGTAATACCAGCAGCCATAGTACCAAAGTGTACAGTACCTCTTAGTAAAGAACCCCACCAAGTTGTAGTGATGATAGGATTCTCATGATCTACAAAGGGAGACCAATCAGGTCTATAGTAACCTTGTGTCTCCCTTTCTCTCTGCATTTCCCCTGAGAACATATCAATAGTACGCTCAGGGAATGTAGCTAAAGAAGAAGCTGTATCTTGAATACCACCAGACAAAGCTGATTGTACTTCTTTCAAAGCTCCTTTAAAACCACCGCCACCTTCTTGAAGTCTAGGATCTTCCCTTTCTTCTGCTTCTATTTGTTTAGATTTATGAATAATCTGATCAGTATTTTCTGATTCATACTGTTCAGCTTCATCAAATTGAGATTGAATTTCTTCGGTATTACCAAATTCATTCTGTATTTCTCTTACCATAATTAGTTACTTATAATTATTAGCTTTACAATAGTCAGCTAATTGTTTATTTATTGGGAAGAATTGTTCTTGAAGATTACAAGCTTCTAAATCTTCTTTGGAGAAATCTGTTGTTTCAAATCTAACTCCATTATACTGATGCCCATTTTCAGAAGACATAATCAAAGCTTCATTTAGAAACTTCTTTTGCATTTCTTCATTGAAAACATCATTCTCTTTTAGCTCATTTTTGGCCGTAAGTCTAAGAGCTATTTTTTTAAATGTAGGTTCATCAGATATACCATAAGCTCCTATATTATAATAGTCGCCTTTGTTAAATAGATCACCAAGTTCAGTCATTGTTAACTCACTAATATTAGTAGGTGTTTTTTCCCCACTTGTTTGTATAAAGTTAAACCTAGAAAAACCTTCTTGACTTGTTTCTTTAGATAAAGCTCTTGCATGATATAGTGCATCTGATAATGTATTATCTTCAGCTGGATTTAGTATAGTTTGATTAGCTTCTATATTAGTTCTAGCTAATGCTACTTTCTGTACAAAAGCATTATCTGAAGATAAAGACTTTGCTATTTCAGATAAGTTTAAATCATATTGTTTCTGTACATCTTCAGGAATCTCTTCATTATTATTAGATAGTAGATCTGCTCTTAGTCCATAAGCTCTTTGAATTGCTATCTGTTTTACAGGTATGCCTGAAGCTTTAGACCATGACTGATAGATTCTAGGTAGTGATGTCTTGCCTCCACTTTTAACCCACTCATTTAACTTATCTAATTCATTAAACCCTTCTCCAATAAGTC